AGCCATTCGACTTGAGTAACCCCTGAATCTTCATAGAGATTGCGGGATGCGACAGATACGGCGCGTGACATTTCAGTCTGCGCGATTGTGAGTGCTTGTTGCGGGTCATTGATGACCTGATCTACCAGAATAGAAACTTTGCTTGGCGTGATACCTGATGCGAGCGCATCGCCTAAGACTGTGCCGATACGATCAATCTTGGTCTGAGAGATGCCGTCAATAACAATTCCTCGGCGATCTAGCAAGCCTTGTAGCGCGCCCTTTGGCTTGATAAGAGCAGCAGCAGCTTGGTTGCCGGGTGTCCAAGTTTGCCAATCAATATCTGTGCTGAAAGAAACATCTGTTAATTGCTGTTTATCTTCTTCAACGGCAACAGATTTGGTAATTTTTTTGGCAAGCGCTTCTTGAGCAGCAGTTGTGCCTAATACCCAACCATCGGCGTAAAGAGGCTTGAGAGCATCAAGCAAAGCCTTCTTGTTTGGCGTGATAGTTGCTTTAGCCCAATCTCTTGCCTGTTGTGTAGTTGTAGAAGTTGAGCCTACATGAGATTGAAACCACGCACCAACTATGTCGTCAGCGTTAAACGCTTTCTGAAATCCTTTGCGGATTTGATCTGCATGGCGAGAGGCTAATCGAACCGCCGTGCCATGAGCAGGCCATAACATTACAACCCCAAATAGCGTTCGGCGTACCAGCGAGCGCCGTCAATATCTTTCGCCTCAATAAACTTGTTGAGAGTTTCGGCGTAAGCATGGTCGAGATGTTCAAAGTTAAATGGGCGGGTTGGTGTACCGCGATTTGCCCAACGGATGAACTTCTTAACCTCGGTGCGCTCAGGTGTTTCAGGTGTTTCTTCTTTTGGCGCTTCTGTAGCAGAAGGCTCGTTGTCCTGTACGCCGTTCTCATCAAGAGATGTGCCAGCGGCAACGATTCCATCTGGGCTAAAGAGATAGACAGATTGACCTGCTACGAGGATTGGCATATCTGCTTCTGGTGTATCAAGAAGAGGCAAGCCGTTCTCAGCGCGGTGTTCGTTGATAGTCAAGCCACCATTGCGAACCTCGACATCATCGCGGTCTGCTTGATCTTTGGTGTCATTGCGGGTTGAAGCCATGAACTTGAACTCAAGCTCGCGTGGCATACCCAAGAACGAGTAGGAAAGGTTTGTGATGACTTTAGATAGCCATTGTTGGATTGGCTCAAGTCCGAGTTGCTGACCAGCCTCAGCCTCACCCTTTTGATGACCGCTTGCGCCAATGCCACCCTTAGATGAGAAGCCGATCTCGGTAGGCAATACGCCAAAGTGACCGCAGATTGAGGTGATGAGGTATTCGTCAAATGTATCTGAGAACTTTTCGCCATAACCTTCAAGCTGAACTGCCTTGATACCCGCAGGCAGTAGGCGAGCGCGCTTGCGTTGTTCTGTCTGTCCTGCTAGGTCATCGTTGAAGATGTTCTCATAGGCGCGAAGCAACTCTGGGTTATTGCCGAAGGTTGCATCTGTTTCAAAGAGCATCTCTGGCACAACGCCATCGGTGTATTCGGCGCGAATCCATTGCTGACGGCGAAGGTAAATGTCGGCGATAGTAAGTGCGCGCTCAACAGGTGAGTAACCGTACACAGTCCATGTTCGGCGGTTCATAATGTTGTAAACGAGCTGATCTGATGTGAACTCGCCATCGGCATCAGGCGCATCGTTGGTGATGTCGAACTCTGAGCGTGGGAAGCCGTAGAGAATCTGTTGGTAGGCGGGGCCTTGTTCTGGGGTTGGTCGGAAGCCTAGGTCATTGATGAGAGGCTTGATTGTCGAGCCATCGAGAACCTTGAAGCCAAGTAGATCGCCACCGACAGACTTCTGAGGCCAGATAGCCCAAGCATCGAGAACGAGAACTTCTTCTAAGCAAAGGCGAATCCAGTCAGCGAAGGTTAGACCTTCTGCAACATCTGGCATCTTCCAGAAATCAACGAGGCGGTCAATGTCGCTAGAAAACGCTTGGCGAGCCTTATCCATTGCTTGAAGGTGATTGCCACCTGCTTCTGCAATGATCTTTTCTGAGGCTGAGTCTGAGATAACAATATCCCATTCAAGAGCCGCAACCTTGTTCTTGAGGACTTCGATACAACGGCGCAAGATGTCAATTTGATCGGCAGCAGCGCGAAGGGTTGCAAATGGTACAAGGCGAGTTTCCGTGATGTTGATGTTCTGAGCAACGAGGAACTCATAACGGCGTGGGTCTGGGCGACCACGCTCTTGTAGTGGGTTAATCGCGCCGGGTACAAGAGGAACGCCGGGTGTGAAAGGTACATTGGCGATGTTAGGGTCGCGTGGTAGTGGAACTTGTGTGCCGTAGCCCTGTTGCTGAGATAGTGCGTTGTTACGCATCTGGGTTTCAGTCATAGCGACTGAACCTGTTGGGAGTGTTGGGGCTTTAGTGATCTCTGATGCTACGCGAGCTGCAAAGCGATCTAGGATGCCCATGTATTCTCCTTATTGTATTCGTGCAAGATTGCCTTCGATGGCAGTTCGGTATTCAGGGGTTAGGTCTTTGGTTAATAGTTTGGTAAAGATTTCAATAGATTCATCTCGGCGACCAATCCACCAAGCAGATACGGCAACCTCAAACTCTAGGCAGTAATCGTTGAACTCGACATCTTCGGTGAAATCAGGCGGTCTGTTCTGGCGCAATCCCATACGCGCCCATGTGTAGCACTCCTGCCAGTTGCCTTGGCGTTCGTGAAAGCGTGACATCCAGAAGTAACCCTCTGGGCGATAGGGAAGATAAGCGATGGCTTGAAGGATGGCGTTGCTGACTGTATGTAGTCTGTCGTGTTGCTCTTCAAAACACTTGCTCAGTTTAAGTAGCGAGATGTAAACAAGGCTTGGATGGCTCTTCTCGCCATACTCAGCCGTTCTTAGATAGAAAGATACTGCGCTCGCTCGTTGCCCCTGTTTATCGTACTCAATCGCAACATCAAAGTTCAGTTGAGGATTAAAAGGGTCGTGCGAAAGATCGTTAATAAGGGTTGCTATAAGCACTCTGCCACCATTTCATCTACAAGTTTGCCCGGCACTTGCAAAACGAACGCGGCATTATCACTCACGCTAAAGCTGATGAGGTAGTCATCCTTGAACTGTGTTAGCCCTACGCAGAACTCAATGCGAAAGTCTAGGAAACTAAACGGGTCAGATAACCCGATCAACTTGAACTCATTGTCATAGACACATAAGCGATGGCGATAGATGCCATCTTTCTGTTGCAGGTAATTCTTGAATAAATCTGTTTCGTGCGTGATAGCGATGTAATTATCGTCATAGCGGATGAGTTGTGAGCCACCGCGCTGATCTTTATTTGGTATGACATCTGGCTCTAATAAAGCGACCTGATGGGCTTGAGCGCCAATAGCCTCAACAACCTCGACTGGGTTGTGCCATTTGATAAAGTGATTAGGAGTGTCAAGTATCGGCATCCAGTTCTTCTCGCAGTACGAGGAAGGGTTAGGCACTTCGATACGCTTGCGGTCAATCTCTGTTGCAGTCCAGTTGGTCTTGTCGAGAGCGATCTTGCTCATCTCCATACGACCTTGACCATTAACAGTTGTGTCGCGCCTTACGCCTACTAGGTAGTAATCATCCCAGTAAACAAGGCGAGCATCTTCTAGCCCGACAAACTCCCAAATAGGCTGATGCAGGTTAAGCATCTCGACCTTGGTGCAGTCGGTTATCTCAAGCTCGTCATTAAGGCGAACGAGATAGTTCTCGGTGACTAGGCGTTGATCTTTCTCAGGATGCAGGTAACTTAGCGGCCCCCATCGTGACGGGAAGTGCTGGTTATTTTCTGAGTGATAAAGCGTGTAGTTAGTAGCGCGGATGTTAACGAGGATGTCGCCATCGTTATCTATAAAGATACTTGGGTTCATCGGGGTCATATCGCCCGGCACAACTAATGGGGCTAATCTGCCACCTTGTCCAACCGCCTTTTGGACTAAGTTCATTATTTAACCAATTCTTTTTTGCCGAGGTCTTTATTGGCTTCAAGATACTCAATAACTTCTTCTGGCACTTTTAATTCTGTTTCAAGAGCCTCAGATAAAGTTTGACTAAAATCCATGTTGCAAGGATAACAGGTACGACTGCTCGCCGCGGCAACGGCGAGTCAGATTCGTAGTTCCATTGAGAGCAACCCAGTGGACAGTTTATTCTACCCTAACTCTCTGTGGAGTGTGTTTCCTCAATTACATCGTATCTTTCAAGTATGCCAGCCATATCCCCCAAGAAAACCGCACCTAATTCTTCTTCGCCTTCGATGCGTACTTGCCAATGATCTGGGTTGTGAAAAAATACTTTACCTTCAGGGGAAACAATTTTATAGCCGCCCCCAAGTCTATAAGCAACGCGATAACGATTAGGGCTGCCATCGCTGTTAGGCACTTTCCTGTAAAGCCGTATTTTGTCCATACCTACCCCCTTTTGAGGAATACCTTACACCTTCAGGGGGCTAGGCTGGCAAATCTACGCCTGTGGCGTGGCAGAGTTGGCTGCAAGTGTGGCTAGATAGGCTTGGTAGTCTGAGTTGGCAGGGTCGGTTGGTATCCAAGTTCCATCTGAACGAAGAATCACTTTGGTTGATGGCTGACCTGTCATTGGGTCAGTTGGGATTGTGTATGTGTATTCGTTCATTACAACTCCGCACTAGCAGTCCAGTAAGCACCATCAAAATATTTATTAGAACTATTTACTCCGCCCAAAACAAAACTTTCTGTTGTAATTTGCGATGCGGCAGCAGTACCTGTTGAGTCTGCGGTTGAACCGCCATAAACACCTGCGGCCATATTAGAAGTTACTTTGTTCAATGTTCCAGCAATATATGATGTTATTACGATGGCTGGAGCAGACCTTTTAGTAACAGCAAATTTTAACAAAGTATAAGAACGATAATTTCCGCCGCCATCTGAGGTAGGTTGAACTATTCCTAAAGATTGCCCAGTTTCATAGAATCTTTCGCACAAGGCTAACTCTCCTTGGAGTGTGCCGCCTGCTCGGCTGAATGGGGTTGGTACTGAACCAATCTCAAGTTGTACGCCAGTAATATAAAACGAATCATCTGCTCCAGCAGTACCAGTAGGTTGCATAACAAATCCAGCCGCCACCTGAGTCATACTAGAACCAACTGTAATGGTGTGGCTAAATTTTTTCCAAGAAGTTGTAAGTGTGTTTGTTTGAATATATTCCGACCCGCCACTTATGTTGTAAAAAGGCTGGTCTGTGGTAGTTCCAGTAATAATATCTGAAACTAATGCCGAGCCAGTAGGAGAGTAATTAGCGCCCGCCTTGGCATAGAAAGAAAATGTAATTGTCTGTCCTGCGAGGAAAAGTGAATTGACAGTTTCTAGGTTTTGAAACAACTGCAAATTGCTAGTATCTGTGTTGCTAGTAGACCTACGCAATCTTACGGAATATTTGAAATTTCCAGTTCCAGTATCTTGAGTGACTAGTAAGGATGCGCCACTGGTATAAGTTCTGTTATTCCACCTATCGGCAGTATAAATTGAAGTATTGGTGCTGCTAAAACTCGTGCCTCTCTGCCAAATTTCCATTGACCCATTGGCCAAAAAATTCTTGCCCGCTAGGAAAGGAGCGACTGCCCCACCCGTATTCTGCTCAACTGTTGAAGTTAATTGTGCGCGTGACATTATTTGTCACCTCTTGCAATCGCGGCAGAATGAAGCAAAGCAGCTTTGATGTATTCAGCCACTTCTAAAACTCTGACAGAATCGCTAGTTGCTGCACCCGCATAACCTTTGTCGGCAAAATCTTCAATCTCTTGAGCAATCTTTTCGCGCAATTCTTGTTCGTTCATTTATGCACCTGCCTGTGGTGTAGAAGAGTTGGATGGGAGTGTGTTGCCGTTGGCTACATAGGCTAGATAAGCCTGATAGTCAGAGTTGGCAGGGTCGGTAGGTATCCAAGCGCCGTCAGAGCGTTGAATCACTTTGGTAGAAGGCTGACCTGTCATTGGGTCAGTTGGGATTGTGTAAGTAAAAGTTTCCATTTTACAACTCCGCACTTGCTACGACAGAACTTCCAAAGTAACTGGAAGATTGAGTAAAAGTTGCATTTCTGCTTTCATAAAAACCAGTTGTGGTTATTCCACCCGCCGAACCTGATGTGGCGTTAAACCCATAAGCATCAGCCGAGGTTAAAGTTACGGTTGGAGCAATACGCATTGGTACAGGCAAGCGGTAGTAAGCCCAATAAGTAGAACCAGAAGTAGTTTGACCTGAGAAAAATCCTTGGTCATTAGATGCTTGCCAGTAATATCTCATACAGGCATTTAACTCCCCCTGAAGTGTGCCACCAGCGCGAGAGAAAGCAGTTGCGACTGAGCCAACTTCTAGTTGAACACCAGCAAGGGCAAAAGTTCCTGTGCTAGAAACTGTGCCGCCAGAATTGAACAATACTTGCAATGTTTTAGCAGTTGATGGAATCGCATAAACGGAAATGTATCTTTGGAAAGATGTGGACATTGTTGGGTTTGCCACGATAGTAGTTGGCGAAATGGTTGTATATGTACCATTCACTCCATTATCTACAGATGTTGAATAAGCCAACTGAACTACTGGGGATGTGGAAGTTAATGTGCTGGCAATATAAGCCGACAAAGTAACAGTCTGTCCAGCCAACGGAATTGTGTTGGCAGTTTCAATGGCGGTTATAAATTCAATAACTCCAGAGGCGCTATTCGTTCCCAAAAGAGCATAGCGAAGGCCAGTTGGGGCAGTTGAACTTTGGCTAATTGTGGCGGTTCCTTGGTAATAAGCCCACCAACGGTCAGCCGAGCCATAGTTACCATTTGTGGTTGTTGAAGTGCCACGCTGCCAAATGTCCATACCACCGTTGATGACAAAGTTCTTTCCAGCCGCTACTGAAGGCCCTGCCCACGATACGCCTGTGCTGGCAGAAGAGTTTGCAACGAGTGTTGTACCGTCAGCTCCTACTGCGAGGTTAGTGACTGTGCCTGATGCAGTACCGACAACAAGGTCGCCTTTAGCTGCAATTGTTGCAAGCGGAATAGCGTTAGCGACTGTGAAGCTGCTAGGCGATACGACTTCGGCAGAATCTCCTGCGACAAGAGCAGTAAGCCCTGTGATCGAAGTACCTGTTGAAGCGGTGTAGTCAGTTCCGCGAACGAGAAGAACGCCGTTGATGAATACTTGCTCTGCGCCGACTGTGTAAGCAAGAGTCGTAGAGAAGCCATCTGTGCCGGACAATGAGGTTTCGCCACCTGTTGCGGTGTAACGCCAAGTCTGCATAGAAACTGTTGGCTGAGTGCCTTGTAGTCCTTGCAAGCCCTGTACGCCTTGGATGCCTTGCGTTCCTTGAAGTCCTTGCGTTCCCTGTAAACCTTGTGTGCCTTGAGAGCCGTTAGAGCCGACAAATCCAGCAGTACCTTGTGAACCAGTTGTTCCTTGAGTACCGATCAGACCTTGTGTACCTGTAGCTCCCTGCGCTCCTGTGGTTCCTTGTGAGCCAGTAGCACCTTGCGCTCCCGTAGTTCCTTGTGCGCCGTTTGTGCCGTTAGTACCAGAAGTTCCTTGAGCGCCTGTTGTACCTTGAGCGCCAGTTGTTCCAGTAGTACCTTGCGCGCCAGTTGTACCTGTTGTTCCCTGAGCGCCCGTTGTGCCAGTCGTACCCTGTGCGCCTGTGGTTCCCGTTGTACCTTGAGTACCCGTAGCGCCTTGAACGCCGTTAGTACCATTTGTGCCAGAAGCACCTTGGATACCTGTAGTTCCTTGAATTCCTTGAGTACCAGCGCCAGTTGCGCCTTGTGTACCTTGTACGCCTTGTGAACCTACGGCAGAAGTCTGGGTAAAGAGAATTGAATCTGTGCCGATGATGATAGAGCCGTCAGAGTAGCTGCCGGTATTGTATTGAATCCACGAAGTTGAAGCGTTAGCGTTTCCTGATGTTACATAAAGATAATCGCCCGGCTCAACTTGTGAAGCGACATGATCGTCATAGTCTGTGGCGCGAGTCAATACCCATGCGCTACCTGCTGGGTCATTCTTACCAAAAGCGGTGACGGTGTAAATGCCGTTTTGAGTTGCGGTTGCTTGGTTCTTAACAAGTACGCGCTGACCATTAGCAGTAAAGGTATGTCCGTCAATAACAAGTACGGCGTGAGTTGACGAGGTAAGCGTAGCTCCAACACCATAGCCGCCGTTAGCATCAAGCGTTCCCGGTGTGTAAGTAGGCGTGTTAGGCAGAACTGCGGTAGTTGCATAGACAGCAGCAGCGTGAGCGTTAGCGGTAGATGTACCGCCTGTGTTGCCCTGCAATCCCT